GTAGTACGTGTTCCCGACAACTACGGTTCGCTCTTTATATAGTTTCTCATCATCTAAAACAAATACTTTCTTCTTTTTGTCCTGAAAGAAATATTTATAACACCAGTTTCCTTTACTGACCGGGTTTGTTGATAGAATGATATGATTGCTTAGAGTCGGATGTCTCAAACGTCCGAGTATCTCCTTGAATCCTGCGTATTTCACTTCTGAACACTCCTCAATCCATACGATGGATACACCGTTCAAAGATTTTAATTTTGCCGGTTTGTCCATCCCTTTAAAAATAATCCTGCTGCCATTACTAAACTTGACCTGCATCGGCGATGATGTAAACGTCAAATAGCCATCAACACCCATAGCTTCAGCGACTTCCTGTAGGAGGTCATAACAAGAGTCTCTGATTGTATCAAAAACCTCTCGGACAACCAAAGCTTTTCGTTTCTCTTCAAGCAATTTTTTAATCAGTTTTACGGCTACATGATAACTCTTGGAGCTGCCATATCCACCGACTAGAAAATAAAATTTATAGTTCCAGTCATCCACAAAATCATAGAAGTGATCATTTAATGCAAAATCAATATTATCCGCCATCTTGCTTCTCGCTCGCTTTCACAAAAGTGATCTGAATCGGCTTTTCTTGTTCCTTATCGGAATTAAATAATCCAAGATGTTTTCCAAGATCCACTAACGCAGACCTTTTGTCGTACATTTTGATTTCTCTTTCTGTTCCGAACTCATTCGGTTTTATTTTAATCGACTGAATACATGCCAAATCATCTTCGGAGGCATCTTCCCTCACGGTTGCTGTTTTCAGATCCACTGCGTCCGTGATCTTTGCAAATGCAATTTTGGCCAACTCCTGAAGTACGCGATCTTGATTAACCCCTGTCCTTCGTGAACGTTCCGCCATTGCTTTCGCGATTGCTTCCGAAATGTTAGGTTTTGTTAAGTTTTCACATCCGATCTCTTTTGCCGTGGCCGGAGAATACCCCGCCCGAATGGCTGCCTGAGTGGCATTCAGGTCAATCAAATATTCTTCTACAAATCTTTTCTGCTTTTTTGTCATCCGGGCTCACCACCTTTCATCCACTTCCGAAATAATACCCACTTTTTTCTAATAATTTTTTATAATTAACTCCCTGTAACGACGTGGGTTAGTTTTCGTTACAAGATTATCCTGCCGATCTACTTCGATCAGATCATATCCTGCGTACAAGTCCCGGATCTCCTGACAGTCATTGTAAGACAGGATAAACTTACCTTTAATCCGGGAAAGCGTATCCCTCAGTCTCACATGATCTTCCGGCTGAAACTTGTCTGGATAATATTTTTCTGCATCGTAATACGGCGGATCGCAATAAAATAATGCCGACTCCCGGTCATACGTTTTTATAAGACGCTCAAAATCGACATTCTCAATTACTACTCTATTCAATCTCTTCGATGCTTCTTGCAAATAGGCGATTGTTTTCTGCATATTCCTCGGTCGCACACCAAACGAATCAAGGTCAGCACCAAAACTTAGTTTTATTCGACAGTAGAACCTCGCTGCTCTCTGTATGTCTGTCATGCCCTGAATCTCATTTTGGGCAACACAGTTGAAAAACTGTTCCCTGGATATCAGCGTCCAGTCCAGCTCTTTTTGTAATGCATCTGGATGATATTTTACACACCGGAACAGATTCACCAGTTCTCCGTTCACATCGTTGTATACTTCCATGTCCGCATGCTTTTCTTTGTCGAACAGTACCCATCCGGCTCCACCAAATACCTCAATGTATCTGTCAAAATTCTTTGGAAACTGTTCCATGATCTTTCTTTTCAGTAGTTTCTTGCCACCGATCCAGCTTATAAAGCTATTCATTTTATCAACCCTCTTTCTGTAATACATCGTGGGTATTATTTCAAGAGGTGAAGCGGAGCACCCGGAATTGAACCGGGACACAGGGCGCTACCCTGCACATCTGCCGTTGATGATATACTCCATTAAATGGACATAAGAAAAACGTCCCGCAAATGCAGGGCGTCTTTACTTGGTTTACGCAAGAGTAGGGGGAAGAGCCGCAGGCGCTTTGCCTTTTGGCTCTAGTATTATTATACATGTGCGTTTTGTGCTTTGTGTGCGTTTTCGAGATAACTATCTATTTTTCTGCTTATGCGACTTCTGTCTAAATGCACTGCCTTAGCCACATCCTTTTGTCTGCGCCCATCTACGAAGCACATTCTGAATATCCGTCTCGTCAGGCTTTCATCAATATTTTCGATAAAAGTCTCGATTTCCTCGCATTCCTGCTCCAGCTGCTCCTTCCGTCGCTGATCCCGACACTGAAGGCGATCATACTTCTCCTTGTCAAATCCTACCACGCCCTGTAGCATGGGGTATCCCTTGCTGTAATCAAAGATTACGTCATTCCCGATCAACCCCTCATCTCTCCATCGGTTTTTGAGTATGTAATCCAGCTCCAGAATCTCATCCTTTTTACTCCGGTATCCCTGGAGCAATTCCTTCGTTATCTCCATCCGCATCACCCCTTAATCCACATCGTCTCTGTAAATATTCCCACGCTGCCTCTCGCCGGATCTGCTGCCCCTGCGCTCGGATCAGCGCGGCAGCACTTGGTTTGTTTGTGTTACTCAATGTATCATCTCCTTTTTCGGTCTGCCTCGTTTCCGTGATCCGTCTTTTCCCGCATCGCTTTCCATTTTTACCTCTCCATTAAAATCAACTTAATTCAACCGATCTAACGGACATTCGCCGCTCTCTCGTTGCATATCACACTCGCCGTAGTCGTCTATCGTATTTCTGTACTCACAATAGTTTTCGCAAATGTCCTCACAAACCTCTTCAATGATCGTTACTGTGCTTTTTGTTTCATCTTTCATCTCCGCTCTCCTTTCACTCAACTCGTGAATGACTTAAACAAACCTAATCTGCCCACTTCCTTCTTCCTCTGTTCGGAAGTTCGGCAACCGTTCTCCAACCTTCAGATACGGGCAGTTTGCTCCTACCAGTTTCTGTGCCATAATCGGCACAACACTGTTCCCAATCCGTGCCACCTGTTTTGTAATCGGATATGATTTCCACCTGTAATCCCGGTCAATGATGTAATCCTTCGGAAAGCCCTGCATCAGTTTCAGTTCTTCCGGTTTTAGCATCCTGAGGAAGATGTCATTCAGGATATACTTTTCCCCCTCAATATCCAACACTACATTCACCAGTCCGAAATGCCCCGGCGATGTTGTAATGGTGTGTAACGGTTCATCGCATTCCTGTCCGATCCCGCTTTTATAGAACTTTGTAATAAATGCAGTTACAAGTCGGTTATGATCCACAGTTGTTATAGTACTACACGGATTACTCAAGTCGCTCCCACAGCCTGCATAATTCCCGCCATATGCCTTGTCCAAATATGAAACAAACAGTTTTCCCCCATCCTTTACAATATATGGTGCAGGATTTTCAATGATATATTTTCGAATTCCGTTTGCAATTCGCTTCATAGTCGCATCTGCCAGTGGCTTCGGTCTATCAAATATAGACCGTCCCAAATCAGACCAGTCTATGTAATCTCCGCATGCCTTCCAGTGTGGTTCTCTATCCTTGAAATGTGTCGGTGCCGGCCAGACAATCTCCCGACCATCCCGCCGGAATATTGCGTACCAACGTTTCCGTGTTGTAGGCGCTCCATAGTCTGCTGCCACAAGCTCCCGGCAGTCAAATACATATCCGAGAGACTTCATGGCTGTTATGAACTTCTGATAATCCTCTCCGCGGCGCTCCTTGATCGGATGTCCGTCTGCGTCAAGCGGGCCCCACTGTTGAATCTCTTCCACGTTTTCCATCAGGATTATATCCGGTAGGATAGCCTTCGTATGCTTATACACGGCCCACGGAAGGATCCTTAGACCTCTCTCACGGGGTTTCCCCCCTTTCGCCTTGCTATGGCTCGTACAGTCCGGCGATGCCCACATAAGAGCCACATGCCGACCTTTCACATATTTTTTCAGATCCACCCTAAAAATATCTTCTGTCAGATGTAATGTATTCGGATGGTTCGTTTTATGCATCAGAATTGCATCCGGATCGTGATTGATTGCAATATCGACCGATCGCCCCAGCGCCATCTCAATTCCTACGCTTGCCCCACCTCCACCGGCAAAGCAGTCTATTATCAAATCTCTCTTCATCTCTCGCAAGAAGCCCGGTATACCATTGCCCCGGCCGGAGGCTGGCTCCTTTCTTTTTTTACTCAGACAAAAACCACCATGTCTTTTGATTTTTACCGTATCCTGTCTGTGCTGTGTCTACACCGATATCTCTCTTTGCTTTATTGAGATCCGCTCTCTTGATCCCTGTAGCATCTGCCATCCTCAATACCTCCGCGCCATCGATCCAACCACCTGCCAATGTCTCTTTCAAAAAACGAACCGCTTTGTCGTAATCGGTCATCTTTAACACCTGTGCACATTCCTTAACATCTTCCTTTACTTTCTCAAGCTGAAGGGTATTTGCATGTACTTTACTCCAAATTTTCTCGATAAGCTCCCCGTACTCTATAATAGCCTGATGGATTTCTCGCATTTCTTTGTGCAGGTTTTCCAGTATCTTGATTTCTCCCTGTGATCCAGTTGCTTCCTCCTGCTTGATCAGACTCCCCTGTTCCAATCCGAGCAGCAAACACATAAGCCGTTCTACCTCCGCTGGCTGATCCGGATTCTTTTCCATCAAGCCGACGAAGTTCTTGTTCTTCGTCATGTCCCTAGATAAATCTGCTTTTGTCTTGCCCTGTTTTTCCAACTCTAGGCAGAGACGATTATAATCAATCGTTACTTTCTCCATTCTTTTGCTGTACCTCCTATCTATTCCCGATCAACTGACTCTCCAATGCATCCATGTCGTACTGCCGCCGCTCAAAATTGTTATTATTTATCTTCTTTCCTTTTCTTACTCCAAAATCTTTTCGCTTCTTTTCTGTCTTATAGAAAGACTTCCATCCGCTAGCTGTTGCCTTCTTCACGATGGCGATCCGCTCCTCTTCATTATCGCTCAAACTCAACAGATCTTCCCTCAATGCCTGAATCTGTTCCTCTTCAATTTCTCCGAAATTCTTCTTGCGGACAAGAAGATACATCTGGAACGCCCGTTCCAGTTCTGAGGAGAACGCTATATTATCTATATTTTTATTTTCTTTTATTTCTAGGGTACTTTCTTCGGAATTATTTTGATTTTCTTCCGAAGAAATTCGATTTTCGTCTGAATTAATTCCATTAAAGGGTGCATTTAATAAAGACTCCCCTTCCTCGGCTTTTCCGAGGAGCCAATACTGATCTGTATAGAGCCGTCTTTTCATGCGCTTTACTGCTATCTCGTAATAGCGACGCTGAATTCCAACAGAGGTGATGATGTTTTTCGTCATGAGGTCATCATCAAGGAGACCTATCTCAGAGCAAAAGTGCACCACTTGCACGACAGCCTTTTGGCTCTTCACCCACTTGTTCCCGATCATCTTTATGATCATTTTCGATAGCTTATCCAAGGGGATCTCTGCGTAGTATCCGTGCTTGTATACGATACAGAGTATACAGTCATACACGGTCACACCCAGTGGACCATACCGATCCAGTAAATCAAAGATTTTATCATCTTCATAAAAATCTATCATCTTCGGAAAGTAAGTCAGACCTTTTTTATTGGGAGCACCACGTCCCATCAAGATCACCTACCTTCCGTTTGTATATTCCTCAACCGTAATATCAAGCCCTTCCACCGCGGAATAGGCTTTCTTCGCGATCGTGAATACGATCTGCGTATCATCGTGATATGCTGCTCCGTTCAGTGCATCTGCAACAACCTTTACAATATTATCAATATCCGGCTTCTTCAATGGTAGAATATCCCCGGAGAGCATCTGCTGCTGGCGTTTTTTCGATGCACTCTTCGGCGGCTCAAACCTTGCTATGATCCGAAGTGTAACCGGTGTTTCCTTTTCAAATCGGATTCCACCGGATGCCTGCATATACATTGTCTTGATCAAATTCTCATACAGCAGATCATTCTCTGGCGTATACGAAACACAATGCTTCAGATGAGCATTGTAAACAGTACGTGCCCTAGCTTTTCCTTGAGGTTTTCCGGGGACCTGAAATGTGACTGACTGCACGCTTCTTCTCCTTTCCTCGGTGCCAGTAACAAAGACCGACACCGATGAGACCACAGTTTACAAGTTACATGTGACATCTATCATAATTCTTAGGAGATAGCGCTATTACGCGATGATCGTCAAATTTTCTTTGCACGCGCTCGGAAGTGCATGCTCAAAATAATCCTTTATCTTAAGCATCGCTGCATGTTTCCACAATCCGTTATCCGCTTCCACAAGCTTAAACATAGGAGCTCCGTTCCCATCATCCTTAACGCGGAATACATAAAGACTGGATGGTTGATCAATTTCGGCGAATGTCCTGTACGGAATTAGACTCACTGGATTCGGCACCTGTACATCGACACGCTGTACGCCAGTCCTGATCGTTGTTTTCTGTGAAATTCCATCATCTGAATAATCTGCTGTTGTTCCCGCCTGAATATTCCCTGCAACCTGCATAATCAATTTCAGGTCATCGTTCTCCACAAAGTTCGCCTGCAGTTCAATTAAAAAGCGTTCCTGATCATAGTAATTATCAAATCTAAACTCGTTTATGATGGCATCACATACAAAGAGAGTTTCCCTGCGGCGCTCCGCAAGAAGACCGGAGTATAATGTCACTTCCTTCTGGTTCCTGATATGTAAGATCATCTTCTCCCGGAGCTCTTCCTTCTTTCCGGTAATGTAGTCCACCATTGCAGAAAGGGTGTTCACATAGATCGGATCTGCCAGATCTTCCCTGCCGTATCTTTTAAGATCCTTATTGCAGTAGGTCTTCCCCGCAATCTCTGTCACGATCGGCTGCATACTCTCTTCTTTCAGTCCATTCACATACTGTAACGCTTCTTTTAATCCTTCAAACATCTTTCTTATCCTCCTTATGCTTCTCTTGCTTTTCTCAGATCTACTACATTACCGCCGGGTGCCTGTCCGACGATTTCTCCGGTGTCCGTATCAACAACTTTCCCGTCGATCTCCTGAACCGGTACGGCGGGCTGCTGTGCCGTCATATCCTCCATAGACATCTGCCCCGGAATCTGGTTCCCAATCTCACCCACCTCAATCTCTCCGCTCTTCAGATCCTTCCGGATGCCGAGAGCAGTCACAGCTCCAAGCGTCGGTGCCAGCGCAGACTTCGTTGTGATGCTGGTCGTAATAAAATCCCTCTGTTCGTTCGGCTTCATGGTGATTGTCACGGTAATCTTCCGAGCTGTCTTCGCCTCTGTATTCGGATCCGCGATGTTTCTCGCCACCGCCTCCATCTCCCGATTGATCTGCTGGGTCAATTCTCCGTTTGAGAACTGTTCAATGTTAATGTGTTTCATAGTGTTTGTCTCCTTTCTTTATGAATTCATATATCTGTCAATTCCATGTGCCAGATCCGTTTTAGAGCCTTCTTTCCATACATCCCAGAAATTAATTGTGCGGGATTGAGGTCTTTCTTTTGCGAGCTCTACCTTGATCTTCAGCGGAATCGGTACCGCATCCCCGATGACCAGCACCTCTCCCGGACTGAATGTAGTCGTGGAATCGATGATATCCTCATTTCCGTCTGGCAGCATGCCTTTGACCATAGATTTATCTGTCTCATTGTTCAGCTTTGAAACAATGAAGTTTGCACACTGCGCCATGATGGTTTTGTTCAGTTCTGAGGGACGCTGGCTTGCTACAAAAAGCGTCATGCCAAACTTTCGCCCCTCTTTTGCGATGTTCTCGAAGATCTCAACCATACGCCGTTCGGAAGCAGAGAGTTGAAAGTTATTCGGTATATAAACATGGGCTTCATCGCACACCAATGTCACCGGTGTAATTTCTCCACCTCTAAACGTCTGCTGCACTCCGTAAATCAGTTTTGTTACCGCCCCGATCACCGCGATGGCAACATCATGTGGCATATTGGAGAGGTCAATATTTTTGACCGGCTTATCATTGCCAAGGATCTGAACCAGCAGTTCTGCCAGATAACTCTGATCAGCATCCCGAAAGAGAAACGCCAGTCTTGCATCATTTTCTTTTGATTCCAATGTACTGATAATGCTATGAAGACGTCCGTTGTATTCGCCTTTTACTTTCTTAGGCAGTCCTGCATTGGCTCCAGTCTTGTAAAACTCTCCTGTCTCCACCTGCTCCTCATTCAGCCCTTTGAGATAGTCAATCAGTTTTTTATAGCTGAAATAAACCGGCTTCCCTTCATTTCCATCGGGACAGATCTGTTTATAACATTTCCGGAGCGCTGCCATGGCAACCGTGGCTGACTCCTCTTTGATCTTCAAAATATTTGAGACCATATCCGAAAATCCGAACATCCAGATTGGAAACGGCATTGCTGAACTAAATGAAATATTCCGGGCATATGACAGCTCCCCGTATTCCCCATGAATGTCAAACATTATAATATTCGCCCCCGGTAGCTTGCTTGTCTCCTCTAGAATCTTGGTCACTGTCTCCGATTTTCCAGAACCGGTATTTCCAACAATGCAGGAATGCCTCTGAAAGAAACGGTTGCCATCTACCCATGCCGGGCAATGATAAACGGCATATTTTCCGATACAGAACCCGCTGTCCGGTCGGCTGATCATCTTTGAAAACTCTTCTCCATCAATCTCACGGGCGGTGATATCTGTTGTAGGATACTGATCCAAAGCCTTACTGAATCTTCCATTATGGACACTCCCAATAATCGAGCACTCCACCACTTTGATGCTTGCCCCTCCCAGTATGAAATCATCATCCGAAATACCTGCTTCTGCATCGTTATCTGTCACTGCCGTCACCATCGTAACCAGCTCTGCTGTCCCATCTGTAATAGAGATTAGGTCATTGATCCTGACATTGCTGAATTCCTGCTGATCCGTCCGGATCTGTACTTTGTCGCTCAAAATTTTAATTAACTTCAACTCTATAATCCCTCCAATAGCTCACTATAATTCCTGATACGAGCTTCCTTAACGCTCTTGCAATAATCACATTTCCCGCAGTATACCGGCTCCTCCTGGCCATATTTCACACGTGCATAATGTTCAATGTTTTGCTCAATCTCACGCAGTGCAATATCAAGCACCGGCTGCGTAATCTGGAAGATATCCAGATCAATCGTCCGCTCTTTCGTAGCTACGGCCAAATAGAACGGCAACTGTTCTCCGGTAACGAGCTCCACACCTTTCTGATAGACAGCTCCCTGCAGGTCATACCGCCACAGAGGAAGGGTCCGGAATTTCTGCACTACTTTCAGATCAGTAATGCAGATTCCGGGAAGATAGCTGTCCATCTTCATCTTCCACGGATACCCAAACAGTTCGAAGGTCATAATCCTTTGCTTTTCTCCCGACATAAACCGCAGGAATGTATCGTCCTGATTTATTCGTGCAATGATTTCATTCGCTTTCTTAAATTCACTGCGTAACTCCTGCTTCTGTGTAAACACGGCTGGATGCTCGTTTATAAACAAGTCTAATGTTCCTTCAAAATAGGAATCTACAAAAGATCCCGTCAGCATGGCACGTGTCATCGCTGGCTTATATTCACCACGAAGCTTCGCCATAGCCATAGCCTCGCATTTCATAAAATCTTTGTATTGCGATACAGAGAAATACTGCTGATCCGTTTCGGGGGAATAGTAATTACTCTGTGTCAGCCTCAGCTTTCTTTGTATTCTCATCATTCTTCACCCCTCGTTTTGCCGTGGAACTTTTTCCGTCCTTCTGCTGATTTGCAAACGGATCTTTTACCTCTCTTTCAGTCTCATTGCCTACAAGTGTCGATAGTTCAAAGACATCCTCACGTTTTGCCATGCCATCTCGCAGGGATGTATAGACTTTCTTTAACCGGACAAGATCTCGCATACTGAACGCTTCTGATTTACAGCCAATGTACTTTTCGATTGCATCCAATGGTACTCCAAACTCATTTTGAAAAATTGCTGCCATATCTCGTACTAGATCAATCAACGGTTTTTTCTCTCCATTTATAAGCGTGTCCTCGCACTGTTTAACTGCTGCTTCAACAACATCACCGGGAATAATCCCCAAAATACATGAACGCAGCCGGCGTGCTCCCTGATTTGCAACCATTTCGTAAACATCTCTCGGATCCGTCAGCGGGACATTTCCCTTCTTTGTTCCGCGAACATGCGGAACACTAAATATTTTGACCTGACGGGTATTTGTCTCCAAATCCCACGCATAGGCCATAACCTGTGACTCCCCATTTTTCTGCTCCAATTCCGTAATTCCAAAATCAATATTTCCCCAGTTCTGCGCCATTGCTTCGGCAAGACGGATAGAGGGCCCGGAAACTTTTGTTCCCCCACGTGGATATTCATACATTGCGCTCTCTGCAAGAGATTTCCTTTTACAAGACTGCATAATCCGGTTAAAGCTTTCTACTTCATCTCTTGGAAAACGCTTTGCGATCACCATAGCGCCCTGCACTTCCTGAGCCTGCCGGCTGATCATCATTTCTGTCTGTGTATTTCGACTTACCATTTCTCCACTCTGTTGTGTTGCTACCTCATACATTGTCCATTTCTCCTTTTCTTCAAATGATTACATATGTCAAATCTGTTCCTTCTATATGTTCTTGCGCTAGCTGTACTGCCATCTCGTACCCTTCTGAAGTACAACCCATCCAGCCGTCCGAACATCGGATGATATAGATTGTTTCCAGATCAATCATCCCCCTTTATCCAGTTGCCGGAATAAAACCACTCTACCAGCTCAAGCGCCGCAAGATGGAAGTTCTCGGCTTCCCGGAAGATCTGCATTGCAACATCCTGCTCTTCCTCTGTTCCGGAATAGATACGATCGCATGCATATGAAAATGCATCTTCTTCAAGAACTCGTTTTTTGGATTCCGGTCCGATACCTATGTACATCTTTACCTCCTTGTGTTAATATAAAATAAATTAATTACCAGTGCGCCCTGAGGTTGCCGCCTCATTTGTGGGCGCTCTTTTTATTTCACAGCTTCTGTACACGACTCTATCATCGCACACAAAAGGACTGTGAAGCTTGATCACTCCGTTAGCTGCCGTCAGCGTATGACCACCGACCGACAACTGCTCTTTATTTCCGTAATACTCATACTTCCCAAAATCCGCAATATCCTGCGGCGGAATCCCTGTCTCTTCTGACAACATTCTTTTTAGTTTCGTCTTTCCGAGCTTCATTTCCATTCGCCTCCTTTCAAATCGGTCCTGCCTGCAGGATGTAAATAATCACAGCCATCACCGCGTTTAACATCATGCTTGCAACTGTTACCGCGATCAGTCCTCTTGCAGCATTGTCTCTTTCTTTTCTTTTGTACCG